GTTTAGTGCCAGTACAGAGCTGTCTTTTATTTTAGGCCCAACCCCAAACCTCAATTATCAAGTTGAGTTGCACTACTTCTTCTACCCCGAGTCCATCGTTACGACCAGCACCACTTGGCTTGGTGACAACTTCGATACCGTACTCCTTTACGGCTCGTTGGTTGAGGCGTACACATTCATGAAGGGCGAGGCTGATATGCTGGCGCTGTATGACGGCAAGTACAAAGAGGCTTTGGCGCTTGCTTCCAGACTCGGTGACGGCCTTGAGAGGTCTGACGCATATCGTAGCGGGCAGGCGCGACTCGCGCCCCTGCCGCAGAATAACGGGGTGGCGTAATTGGCACTCACTGGCAACTACTCCTGCAACACGCTGCGGTCTGGCCTTGCCGACGGCACGATCAACTTTGCCACAGACACGTTCTATCTGGCGCTGTACACCAACACGGCTACGCTGGATCAGACGACTACCGCGTACACCACGGTGGGCGAAGCCACGGGCGGCAACTACGTTGCTGGAGGCCAGATTGTCACGGCTACGATTGCAAGCCAGACCGCCGCTACGGGCAGCACCACGTACATCAACTTCTCCTCACCGGCATGGACCGGCGCTATTACTGCGCGGGGGGCGTTGATCTACACGCCGGGAGACAATGGCGCTGTCTGCGTGTTGGACTTCGGGTCTGACAAAACCTCAACCACATCTTTCACCGTGCAGATGCCTGCAAACACGAGCACCTCTGCACTCATCCGTCTTGTTTAAGGAGCCACCATGTTGAACGACATCGCAAAATCCACGGACACCGCCACTGCCGGGTTAACCGCAGCGCAGCGCATGGAGAACAAAGCTAAGGCTGGCGGTGTGTTCCATGTCCAGTGCCATGATGCTCAGGGCAACCTGAAGTGGGAAGTCAAAGAGCATAACCTTGTGGTCAACGAGGGCCTGCAAGACATGAACACCAAGTATTTTACCGGGTCGGGTTACACGGCAACATGGTATCTGGGTCTATACGGCGCAGCAGCAAGTAACAACCCCGCCGCTGGGGATACGATGGCGTCGCACGCTGGCTGGACTGAGGTGACTGCGTATGATCAAGCAACCCGCCCGCAGGCGGTGTTTGGCACGGCCACCACGGCTGACCCATCGGTGATCAACAATTCGGGATCTCCGGCTGTTTATACGATCAGCGGTACCACAACCGTTGGCGGGGCGTTCCTGACCAGCAACAACACCAAGGGTGGCACCACCGGCATTCTGTTCTCAGCGGTGGACTTCTCTGCTCCGGGCGACCGCTCTGTTGTTGACAACGACACAATCACTGTCACGTACAGCTTCAGCCTCGACGCTGCATAAGGAGCCAGATTATGGCCACGATGTTTAAAAAAGGTGATGTTGTTAAGGTCAAGGCTGTGGTCCCACAGGGCCCGGTCAAGGCACTGCGCATGGACGAGGATGGCAATGTGTATTGCCTGATCGAGTGGGCTGATGCCAATGGCTCAACGCAAGAGCGCTGGATTGATGAGACGCTGCTGACTTCTGGAGATTAATATGGCCTTGGTATTGGCGGATCGCGTACGGGAGACTACCACCACCACGGGCACGGGCACGATCTCTCTGGCTGGCCCGGTCTCGGGCTTTCAGGGCTTCAGTACGGCCATCGGCAACGCAAACACCACGTACTACACCATTGTCGATGCGGCAACGGGTGCGTGGGAAGTCGGCCTTGGTACCTACACTTCTTCTGGCAGCACTCTGGCCCGCACGACCGTTTTATCTTCCAGCAACAGTGACGCACTTGTTTCGTTTGGCGCGGGCACCAAGGATGTGTTTGTCACCCAGCCTGCTGAGCGGGCAGTCTATGTGCTTGGCGCAGGTACCGGCCTTGCTGCTGGCGCAGCAGCGTTTACTTCGAATGGCGTTCCCTACGCCAGCGCCACTAACACCCTGACCACTGGGTCTACGCTGACGTTTGATGGGAACAACCTTTCCATTGGAGCGAATGGTCAAGTTGGCTCAAGGCTTACCGTTATTGCCAATGGCGCGATGGCTACTTTCAACACAGGCGCTGCGGCAGATGGTCGAATTGAGTACGCTTATAACGGCACAAATATTTTCTACACGGGAGTTAATAGCGCGTCTTTGATGATGTTTATGGCCCGTAGCGGTGTTCAACTTGGATTCGGCGCCAACAACTCCGAACAAATGCGCCTGACCAGCACAGGGCTGGGTATTGGGACGAGTTCGCCAAGCAGCAAGCTGGCTTTAAAAGACACATCTCCTCAGATTGACTTCATTACAGCGGCTGCGTCTGATACTTCAGCAAGTATCCAAGGTTCTGTTGACACAGGTACTGGCGGTAAGCTGGTGTTTATTACCAAACGAAACGGTAATACACCTATTGAGCAGATGCGCCTCGACTCCTCCGGCAACCTGGGTATAGGGACAACAAATCCTTTGCAAAAGCTGGTGGTTTCACTCGCAGGCGCACAGGGTCTTGAAATAAGCCCGGATGCTGTTGCCAGCGCCCCTTCGCTTATTGCGTACAACCGTAGCGGCGGCTCGTATGTCCAACTGACTTCATTGGCACTTCAGCACGTTTGGCAGTCGGGGGCATCGCCGTCCGAACGCATGCGCCTCGACTCCTCCGGCAACCTGGGTATTGGGACGAGTTCGCCTGCGGCAAAGATTGAAGGTCACTATACGAGTACAGCACCATCGCTGTCATCGTCTTCTGGCGCGGGGTTGTCGCTGCGTGGCAGCAGTTCCTTGCGCGTCAATATCGGGTCTGACCCTTCTAGCCCCTTTGGTGGGTGGATTCAGGCTTCTGATAACGGCGGCAATGCGTTCCCGTTGAACCTGAACCCGCTGGGCGGCAACGTCGGTATAGGGACGAGTTCGCCGGGGGCAAAACTTCATATTGACGGCAACTTTATCCGCATTGAACAATCTGGCGCAAACACGGCTTATTTTGGCAATGCTGCCGATCTGATTACAGGAACACCTGCTGGCGTTGCAATCAGGTTCAACAACACTGCTCTGCGGATTGCTTACAGCAGCACTCAGATTGCAATGTTCGACACCTCCGGCAACCTGGGCCTGGGGGTTACTCCGAGTGCTTGGGGGAGTGGATGGCCTGCATTACAAGTTTTTCGCGCAGTAATGCACAGCAATACCAGCGACGGAAGAGCATCGTTCGGCAACAACTACTACGTTGACGGCACAAATGCTCGGTACATCGCAACCGCAGCGGCAACGCAGTTGATGCAGGTATCTGGAGAGCACCGCTTTTTTAACGCCCCCTCCGGCCTAGCAGGAGACCCCATCACCTTTACCCAGGCAATGACGCTGGATGCGAGTGGGAATTTGCTGGTGGGGACGACGATTTCTTCTGTAACTTCTGGCGTTGGGCACAAGATTCGACCAGATGCAGCAGCCCCGTTTATGGGCACTGTTGGATCATCAACTTCTGGTGCTGATGTCACATATAGCCTTTATTCAACCGGAGCGGCAGCGTATCGTTTTTATGTGGGGTACAACGGCACAATCAGCGCCACAACAACCACCATCAGCGCCATCTCTGACATTCGTTTTAAAGAAAACGTGCGTGACCTTGATGTTGGTCTTGAAAAAATCATGGCGCTCAAGCCACGTTTGTATGACTGGAAAAAGGGCAAAGGCGCTGACATTAAAAACGCTCGTGGATTTATCGCTCAGGAGTTTGAGCAAGTGTTCCCCGACCTTATTGATGAGTGGAAAGACCCTGCACCAGAAGGCGAGGAACCTTACAAGGCTGTTCGCGCTGACCTCATCCCAGTCCTTGTCAAAGCCATTCAAGAACTCAACGCCAAGGTGCAAGCCTTGGAAGCCCAACTCAAAGGAGCGTAAAGCATGACCACCCCTACTATCACTTGGACTGTCACTGCAATGGACTGCTACCCGCAAGAGGGTGGCAACACTGATGTTGTTTTCAACGTCCACTGGACTTGCGCTGGCACTGACGGCACATACAACGCCTCTGTGTACTCGACCTGCTCTGTACCTGCTCCAAGCGGCTCTGCATTTACTCCCTACGCTGACCTGACTCAAGACCAAGTACTTGGCTGGATCTGGGCTAACGGTGTGGACAAAGCAGCCACTGAAGCCGCTGTGCAGCAGCAACTGAACAACCAGATCAACCCCCCTGTAGTAACCCCGCCCCTTCCTTGGAGCCAATCATGAACGACCAGAAAGTACAAGTCACCATCAACCTCGTAAACGGCCTGCTGGGGTATCTCGGCTCACGCCCGTACGTGGAAGTTGCTGATTTAATCCTGGCTATCCGCGAGCAAGTCACCCCCCAAGTGCAGGTCCCGCAGATCGAAGCCGAAACCGCGCCGCAAGTTCAGTAAGGGCGACTGCGTGTGTTTGCCGGGTACGCGTTTGCACAGCAACCCTTTGCCACATCGGTAGGGTTCTACTACACCGCGTCCACGGCAGACACCGCCACCGCTCTCGACTCCGTCTCGGCCCTCGTCGCATTTCTATCCGCCGCCTCTGAAGCCGCTACTGCCCAAGACTCGGCAGCAACACGCGCCGATCTATTTTCCTCTGCGGCAGACACGGCCATCGGGCAAGACGCCGCACTTGGCAACACCGTCTTTCTTAATTTCACCGCAGATCAGGCCACAGCAGCCGACCAAGTCTCGGCCCTGCCAACATACCCAGCGCAGACCGCAGACAGCGCAACCGCAGCCAACGAAACCTCTGCACTGCCCACATACTTCACGCTGGCCCAAGAAAGTGCCACAGGGCAGGACGCAGCAACGTCACTCTCAGTCTTTACAGCCCTTGCTGAAGACGCCGTGGCAGGGTCGGAAGAAGCGGTCAGCGGTAAGAATGCGGGTGCTCTGGTCCTCGTATCCGCGTCCATTGCCGCTACTACCTCCGCACGCATAGACCTGCTGGCCTCTGTCCAAGAAACCGCCACAGCCCTTGACGCAGCCACGACGCGGGTAGATTTTCTTGCAAGTGCGTCTGAGGCAACCGTTGCCTTTGATTCTGCCCAGACCAATGTTAGCGTTTTTGCGTCTATTTCTGAGGGCGCTCTGGCCTTTGATACCACCCTGTTCAGGTATCTTTGGGAGCCGATCAATGACGATCAGTCTCCCGGTTGGACAGATGCCTTGCCATCCATCACAATATCGGAAGTGGGAACGTTTGCTGGTGGCACGTTTGGTGGCTTCCCGTTTGCAGGCACTTACAACCAGACATTTTCGCCCTACGTCACGTTGTGGGTCGAGATTAACAATGACCAAACCCCCGTGTGGACGCCAATTGATGCGCCGTCTTAAATCAGGTAAGGAAACCCAATGAGCACTTACTCTCCCAGCCTCCGAGTCGAGCTGATCACGCAAGGTGACCAAGCCGGTCAGTGGGGCACCACCACCAACGACAACTTTTCGTACATTTTTGACGCGGCTATTGCGGGGTATCAGACGGTTAGCGTCACCTCGGCCAGTCAGGCATTCACGTACAACAATGGCCCGGTCAGCACTGCCGGTCTGAATCAGTCGGTCTATGCCATGCTGCGGCTGACCACAACGACCGCAGCCAACTTTGCCGTCTACGCGCCACCCAACTCCAAGCAGTACATCATCTGGAACAACAGCGGTTACGCTGCCACGATCTACAACTCCACCGTGATTGGCAACACTACGGCTGCGGGCTTGGGGGTCACCATTGCTGACGGCGATAGGCTTGTGGTGTTTTCGGATGGCACCAATTTCTACGAGGTCAAGAGCACCAACGTCACGGGCGTAGTGGCAATTGCTAACGGCGGTACAGGGCAGTCTACCCGACAGACGGCAATCAACGCACTGGTTGGAACACAGACCGCCAATCGTGTTCTTCGTTCTGACGGAACAAATTCCACGCTGTCTCAGGTGGCGCTGGCTACGGATGTGACGGGGCTTTTGCCTGCTGCCAACGGCGGCACCGGGGTCAACAACGGAGCCTCAACCATTACGCTGGGTGGCAACATAAGCACTGCGGGGGCACTCACAACTGCGGGCGCAAACGCGCTGACGCTGACTACTACGGGCGCTACCAATGTCACATTCCCCACGACGGGCACACTGGCAACGCGGGCTGGATCGGAGACGCTGACCAACAAGACAATCAGCGGATCAAACAACACACTGTCGAACATCGCCAACGCAAGCCTGACAAACAGTGCGGTCACCATCAACGGCTTCAGCGTATCGCTGGGTAGCTCGACCACCGTCACTGCGGTCAATCCCAACGCGCTGACCATCGGTACTGGTCTATCTGGCACAAGCTACAACGGCTCTTCAGCCGTCACAATCTCCATCGACTCCACTGTTGTGACGCTCTCAGGCACACAGACCCTGACCAACAAGACGCTGACAAACCCGACGCTAAACGGTGGGACATTGAACAGTCCGGTATTGGCTCTGCCTGCTTTGGGCACTCCTGTTTCTGGTACGCTGACAAACTGCACGGGCGTTTTACTGACCGGTGGCACGGGCGTGACGGGTGTTTTGCCTGTAGCTAATGGAGGCACAGGCGTTACGACCTCTACGGGTACTGGGCTTGCAGTATTGTCTACCAGCCCTGGATTTTCAGGAGTCCCTACGGCTCCTACAGCCGTGGCGGGTACCAACACCTCACAAATTGCAACAACTGGTTTTGTACAGGCCGCACTTCAGGCGCTGTACCCGGTCGGCTCTATTTACATCAACGCGACAAATGCAACCAATCCGGGCACGCTGCTCGGCTTTGGCACATGGACGGCGTTTGGCGCAGGTCGAGTTCCTGTTGGTTTTAATGCAGGCAACCCGCTGTTTGATACTGCTGAAGAGACTGGCGGCAGCGCAGACGCTATCACGGTCAGCCACACGCACACTGCAACTTCCACGGTTACTGACCCGGGGCACTACCACAACATGGGTAATGGTTCGGAGGGTGGCCTCAACGCCTATTATGGAAACGCCGGAAGTTTGGGAACTGGGTGGCGTATAGGAAATTCGGGAGGCGATGGCCTTGACGGGTTGACAAAAACAAACACGACCGGCATTTCTGTTGCTACTACTGTTGCATCGACTGGCTCTTCCGGCACCAACGCCAATTACCAGCCGTACATCACCGTGTATATGTGGAAACGCACCGCGTAACGCACCATGAACGACCCAGAAATCCAAATGCTCAAGGCGCAGGCCAAGGCCGAGTTAAATCGGCTGGAAGCTCACGCACCCGCCAAGGAGGTCGCAGGCAAAGCAATTGGCAAGCACGGTCTGGCATATATCACGGCTATCGTCGTAGTGGGTGTGGGGGCCAGCCTGATGCTGGAAGAGTCCAAGATTGCTGCTGTAATCGGTCTGGTCAGCGCTGCTCTCACGGCGCTCATCTCCATGCTCAACGGCATCGCAGGGGCCACAGCCAAGCAGGAAAAGCCTGAGTTTGAGGTCATGAAGCAGTTGATCGAGAAGCTCGACAAGCTGGACAAGCCCGAGCAACCAATGCAGGTGACTGTAGAGGGCGACAAAGTTGTTGTAACCAAGGGTGAGAGCACCGTCACAACATCGAAAGGATGACTATGGACTGGCTCAAACAGATTGCGCCGACGATTGCCACCGCACTGGGTGGCCCACTGGCGGGTATGGCTGTGTCAGCCATCTCCAAAGCCGTTGGCGTGGATGAAGACAAAGTCCAAGACATGATCTCCAGCAACAAGCTCAGTGCCGATCAAGTGGCGCAGTTAAAGCTGGCCGAGATTGAGCTTGCAAAACAAGCGCAAGAACTTGGGCTGAACTTTGAGAAGTTGGCGGTTGAAGACCGCAAGTCTGCGCGGGAGATGCAGGCCACCACTCGTTCGATGATGCCGCCCATCTTGGCCGGGGCCGTAACGCTTGGCTTTTTCGGCATTATGGTTATGATGTTCTTCAACCAGATCGACAGCAACAACCCAGCAATCTTGATGATGCTGGGCAGCCTGGGCACCGCTTGGACAGGCATCATTGCCTATTACTTTGGCTCGTCTGCTGGCTCTCAGGCCAAGACAGAAATGATGGCAAAAAAATGAAGCACAACTGGGAAGAAGCACTTAAGCATATTCTTAAATATGAGGGCGGCTACGTTCATCATAAAGATGATCCGGGCGGCATGACTAACCTGGGGGTGACCAAACGTGTTTGGGAAGAATGGACTGGCAAATCTGCCACTGAAGCCGACATGCGCTCCCTCACCCCTGAGATGGTTTCTCCGCTGTACAAAAAGCGCTACTGGGACGCTGTGCGCGGGGATGACCTTCCTTCTGGTGTTGATCTGTGCGTGTTTGATTGTGCCGTCAATGCTGGTGTTGGTCGGGCTAGTAAATTTCTACAGCAAGCTGTTGGAGTAACCGCCGATGGGCAGATCGGCCCCATGACCGTTGCGGCCACCACAGCCAAGCCCGCTGAAGAAGTGATTGAGGCGTTCTGCAACCTGCGGGAAGCCCACTACAAGAGCCTGAGCACCTTTGCTACGTTTGGCAAAGGCTGGATGAATCGACTTGGCTCTGTTGAGGCCGAGAGCAAACACATGGCGTGAGGGCTGTATGCCGCTTCAAAAACTTCAACTGCGTCCCGGTGTAAACCGCGAATCAACCTCGCTTGCTAACGAGGGTACTTGGTTTGAGATGGACAAAGTGCGGTTTCGCTCGGGGTACCCCGAAAAGATCGGTGGCTGGGTCAAGGACGGTGGCCCCAACACATCAACGCTTAAGCCCAGCACCGGCACGGTGTGGGGCGTCTGCCGCTCGCTTTGGAACTGGTTAAACCTTGCTGGCTTCAACCTGATGGGGCTTGGCACCAACCTGAAGTACTACATCCAAAACGGTACAGGCGGCGGCTTCTACGACATCACCCCAATCAGGGATACCGCCACTGCGGTGGCCAACGCCTTCACGACCAACACCGCAACGAACTCTGGTGGCAGAACAACGCTTGTCATCAATGATCCGGGGCACGGCGCTCAAACGGGCGACTTTGTAACGATCTCCGCTACATCCGGGGATGTCAACGGCGTGCTTGTAGCCAACATCAATGGCGAGCACCAGATCACGTATATATCATCAAGTACGTACTCCATCGTTGTTACGGGTACGGCGTCAAGCAGCGGCACGCCAGCGGTCAGTGCCACATTCGCATACCAAACCACAACAGGCAGCGCCGTATACACATCAAATGTCGGCTGGGGCGCAGGCGGTTGGGGTGGTTTTGTCGGCAGTGGAACGCCGACTGGCTGGGGAGCCCCATCTACGTCCGGTCTCGGTATCGGTCAGCAGCTTCGTCTGTGGAGTGAGTCCAACTTTGGCCAGAACCTTGTGCTCAATCCGCGTGGCGGCGCTCTGTACTACTGGGCTGTTGACGCAGCCCCGAGCACGTTTAATCGTGCGCAGATACTGAGCCCCACCAACACCAACACGCAAAACGGCATTCAGTATTGGCTGACTGACGCCTTCTGCCCGACGGTGTGCAACTTTGTGATGGTCTCTGACGCATCGCGTTTTGTGATCGCGTTTGGCTGCAACGACTATGGTTCCGCAGTACAAGACCCGCTTTTAATCCGATGGTCTGACGCAGAAAATATCTTGGTGTGGGAGCCGCTTGAGACTAATGACGCTGGCTCTTACCGCCTGAGCCACGGCTCAGAAATTATCGGTGCCATGCAGGCGCGGCAGGAAATACTTATCTGGACGGATGCGGCGCTGTATTCCATGCAGTTCACGGTTGAATGGGGCTTCCAAATTCTGGCGGACAACATTTCGATTGCCAGCCCCAATGCCATGACGACGGCGGCGAACATCACGTATTGGATGGGTCTGGATAAGTTCTACATGTACTCGGGCCGCGTTGAAACCCTGTACTGCCCGCTGCGCCAATACATCTTTGGTGACATCAACCTTCAACAGCAGTATCAGTTTTTTGCTGGAACCAACGAAGGCTTTAACGAGATTTGGTGGTTCTATTGCTCCGCCAACTCAACGACGATTGACCGCTACGTCATCTACAACCATTTAGAGCGCGTTTGGTCTTACGGTAACCTGACCCGTACAGCATGGTTGGATACCCCCCTGCGCACCTTCCCATCTGCGGCAGGCGTAGTTGATGGTAACGGCACGCTGATCTACCATGAGCAAGGTATTGATGATGCGTCGGTAAACCCGCCTGTGGCAATCAGCTCGTACATCCAGTCAGCCGACTTCGACATCGGTGATGGCCACAACTACGGCTTTGGCTGGCGCATGATCCCCGACATCACGTTCGATGGTTCCACAGCCAACCAACCGTCGGTTGTGTTTACACTGCGTCCTCGACAGAACCCCGGCGCTCTCTACGGCCCTGCCGATACGCCGACCGTGACCAGCGCCCAGAACTATGCGGGACAGCGTAACTACACGGTGCAGGAGTTCACGCAGATTGTTTACACGCGCATTCGCGGCAGGCAGATGGCTTTTAAGGTCAGCTCCGACGGGTTGGGTGTGCAGTGGCAGTTGGGCGTGCCGTCGCTGGACATCCGTCCTGATGGACGTAGGTGACATGTATACCGATTGGAAAATCTCGTGTACACTAAAAGCTCTTTTCGGAGGGCTTATGCCAAAATTTATTGATCGTACGGGGCTGCGGTATGGGCGGCTGCTTGTTGTGGAGCGTGCTGGACGCACTGCGGCAAAGAAAGTTTTGTGGAAATGCGCCTGCGACTGTGGGGGTACCGCATTAGTAGATGCTTGCAGCCTTGTTACGCAAAACACTACGTCATGCGGATGCATCATTCCAAACTTTAAGCATGGTGGTTGGAAAA